CAGATTAGTTGGTACTAAGTTTTGGTTAACAAATATTAGAATATTTAATAGAATTATAGAAGAAGAACAACACTCTAACGTCTTAAATCAATATGTAGTTAGAGATGCTGATAAAGTTATTGTAACTGATAACGCTATACCGTCATCTACGTTAGTTAAATTGAAAAACGCTAGATAACGCTCGGCGATATATAAAGCAGCAATAATACATTACTTATGTCAAAATCCATGAAGGACCAAGCCGACGAAATTCGTCGCGAACTTGAAGATTTAATAGGCCCAGATGAAAGTTTAGATCTTGTCAAAGATCCAGAACTTCCAGCATTAAGACCAACTGGCGGAACAAATTACGCAGAGTTGAAGGGCAGTGCAGAAAAGAAGGCGAAGAAGACAATAGAATCTTTAATGAAATTCTATTTGGATCAAGACTTAATCGACAATAACGAATACGTTAAAGCAAAACAAAAGATGGACGAAATGACAATGAGTTCATTAGTATATCAATTGCAAGCTGGTGAAAAAGCATTAACTACTCTTTTGGAAACTATCGATGGTGGAGAACTTTCACCAAGAATGTTTGAGGTACTGGCTACCCTACAGAAATCAATGTTAGATATTATCAAATCTCAAACAATGTATTTGATGGCAGCCGAAGAATCAGTTAAAAGAATCTCAAGAGATGCTGAATTATTTCACCAAAAAACTAACAAACAAATTACAGACGGAGGTGCTCCAATTTCAACAGAAGGTGCATCAGTTCAAAGAGGCACAAAAGATCTTATGCGAGCAATCGCCGAAGGTATGAAAGCCGAAATTGAGGATGTAACTGCTGAACCAATAGAACCTGAAATCGATCAAATAGATTTAGATCAAGACGATGAGTGATTACGTAGGAGATAATAGGTGGATAAAAAGCGACAGCGAAAGTGATGTAGATTCGTCACGCGTTGTTTGGTCCACTAAAGCTATCAATGAATTGATATTAGCGATGGATATGGGTTACAAACCCAAAATCGCAATGCCGTTCTATGAAGGTAGACAACATCTTCGTAGAGGTAATATTGTATTTGAATACACTGAAGAAGAGCTAATTGAATTAGCAAAATGTGCAAGAGATATTGTTTACTTTGCTGAGAAATATGCTGTTGTAATGACAGATGAAGGTATTCAGAAAGTAAAACTTCGTGAGTATCAAAAAGAAATGCTGAGAAATTATCAGCATAATCGTTTCAATATTGTACTTGCAGCTCGTCAGATTGGTAAAACAGTTACGTCGGCTATTTTTGTGGCATGGTACCTGATTTTTAATATTGATAAGAATGCATTGTTATTAGCTAACAAAGCAGATACTACTAAAGAGATTATTGACAAGACTAAAGTTGTAATTGAGAATATGCCATTCTTTTTAAAGCCTGGTATTCACAAATATGACGTTATGAATATGAAGCTTGATAATGGTTGTCGTTTGATTGGTCAATCAACAACTGCAAAATCAGGTATTGGTTTTACCATTCACTTACTATTCTTGGATGAGTTTGCCCACATTCCACCAAATATTGTAGATCCATTCTATGAAAACGTTTATCCTACGTTATCTTCATCCAAGGTATCCAGGATTATCATTACGTCGACACCAAATGGATTCAACAAGTTCTATGAAATTTATTCTGGAGCTGACTCAGGCCAAAACGAATACAAACCATTTAGAGTTGATTGGTGGCAAGTACCAGGCAGAGATGATGCATGGTATAAACGTGAACTTAAAAACTTAGGTTCTGAAGAGGCATTTAATCGACAATATGGTAATGAGTTTGTTAGCTCAAGTTCATTATTATTAGATCCTCAAGAAATGAAGGTCCTAAGAAAACGCATGAAGAAATTCGAGCCTGTTGAGTTAGATGACTTTGACAATATTCACATCGATGTAAGTAAGCACTTATTTTTCGATCCAGCTTTTGATATTGAAACAGCAAAAGATGAGAGCAATTATTGGTTATTCTCAATTGATATTGCAGAAGGAAATGGAGGAGATTACTCTGTAATTAACATTTTCAAAGTTGATCCAATGAGTAAAAAAGAAATTGAAAACGTAGTTAGCCCTGGTGCAATGTACGATTTCTTTAAACTTAAACAAATTGGTGTATTTAGATCAAATGAACATCCTATTGAGGATTTTGCTAAGATCTTATATACATTGGGTATCGATGTCTTTAATGCCGAAAATACAAAATTAATCATCGAATATAACACATACGGATCTATTCTAATCAAATATTTACAAACAGTTTTCCCACAAAGAAACGACTTTGATGAAGAAATGATACTTAGATTCAAACACAGACATGATAGCACAGTCTTAAAACCTGGAATTAAAGTAAAATCAGATAATAAACCAATTTTCTGTCAGAACTTTAAAAAATTATTCTCAATGAATCGCATAGAAACAAGAGAATGGTTTACAGCAAAAGAAGCATCGGTCTTTGGTAAGCTTAAAAATGGCAGTTATGGTGCTCAAATGGGTAATGACGATACTATTATGACAGCTATTACAGCTACTGAATTCTTTGGAACTACAGACTATGCAGATTTTGTGGAAGAATTATTGGACGTAATAGATCCAACTCTGCACGATCACATGGAAACTGTGTTATATAAGGATGTAGAAGACGCTGGTGACCTTCAATATGATATTTACGATTTATTGAAATAAAACCAAAGTCGAACAGATATATAGATAAAATACTAAAAAATAAATAGTCTAAAATCATGGCACTTAGTCCACAATTATTACAATTTAAGAGCTCAGGCGTATATCGCTTAGAATTCGATAAGTCTCAGACTGTTAACATTCCTGCAGAAACAATCAGATTGATTGTTGGTCACTCTAAAAAAGGACCATTCAATACTCCGACTTTCGTAGAAGACGTTGCACAGTTTACAAACATCTACGGAAGTATTGATTCTTCTCTAGAGAAAAAAGGAATGTATTTCCACAGATCAGCAATCGCAGCTTTACAAAGAGGTCCAATTTTGGCTCTTAACTTAGCAGCAATGGATGCAGGTGATATCGTTAATGGTATTAGTTTACCAACATGTGCTTCTGCAAATCTAGTAGCAACACCAGTTACTCCATCTTACACCGATGTACATAATACTGATAAATTCTGGTTTCCTAATTCTGATATCGCTATTCAAAATGAAACTGATTTTGCAAACGCTGATAGAGTTTTAAACTTTATTAATCTTAAAGGTGAAAATATTTCAGTTATTGTTAAGCAATCAGCAAACACAACTGGTTTTGAAGTTAAAGCTTCAGAATGGTTTGGATTTAACAACGTACCATCTTATATTTCTCCAGATGATTTCATCTCTGATTTCATGGTAGATGTTTATGTTTTCGCTGGTAAATACGATGCAGCTGCATTAGACGTAGATCCAGTTTTTGGTTCTTACTTTAAAGAAGATGCTAACGCTGCAGGTACTTATGGTTTAGATAAAGATCAATTAAATTCATTTGCTAATTTAAAGCAAGTAAGTTTAGTAGCTCAATATACAGGTTCTTTATTACCAAACTTTACAGATCAAGAAGGTAGAAACTTAAATATCGAAACTCTTATCAACTTAGAATCTTCTAGAACAGGTTTATTCTGTATTCTTAATGAAGCCGCTATCGAAGAAAACGATACTATGGATGCTTTAGATATTGTTGGTCATGATTATAATGCTGGTTATACAATTCTTTCTTATTCAGAAGCAGAAACTGCTAGTAGAGAAGTTATTTTAGCAGGTACAGTTGATGAAATTAGCTCTAGTGTATTTGAATATGATTTAAATTACTTTACATCTACTACCCCTAATATTACAGGTAACACTGGTATTACATCAAGTGCAAACTCATTAGTTATTGCAGGTGTAAACGTAGCATCATCTTTCTTAGGAAAATATGTTAAATTAAATACAGGTTTATACGTTGCAGTTGCAACTTCGACTTTCGGTAGTGGTGATACTACTGTTACATTTACAGGTACACTAGATGTGCTTTATGCAACTGTACCAAAAGCTTACACTCCAGCTGTTTATACAAATGATTTAGCAAAAGGAATGTATGTTCCTGCTGATGCATCTGGAAGAATGGCTAAAATTACAAGAATCACAACTACAGCTACAGCTAACTTATTACAAGTTACTACAAGCGAAGCTTATGATTTTGATGCTACACCAAAAGCTTACAAATCATTTGAATCAAACGCTAGTATTTACTTAGTACATAACTTAGATAAATTCGTAGCTCCAGTATTAACTATTAAAGAATGTTTAGATACTTTAGTAGGTACTAAATTAAAAGATGCTTTGGTAGACAAAGACAATATTACTTTCAGATACATCGTTGACACTTTCGGTTCTTACGAAGCTGCAAACGGTTTATTAAACAAATATCAATTATCATCTTTAGCAAAAGACAGACAAAATGCTTCGGCTATTTTGAATGCTCCAATGGTTAAAGAATTTAAAATGTCAGTTGATCCTTCTTTCGTAGATGTGGATGGCAATTTTGAATCTAACTATGTAAAAGACGGTGGTAATTTAGCTTTAAATCCAACTTCAATTTACGCAATGCCTGATATTACTTTAGGATCTAACTACGGATTCTGGTATGGTCCAGGTGTTAACGTTAGAGAAAACGGTAAGAATTTAGTTATTCCACCAGCAGCATACGTTTCCAATAACTATATCGCTAAATACTCTGCAGATTTACCTTGGTCAATCGTTGCAGGTCCAAGAAGAGGTATTGTAAGTGGTCCTGGAGTTGTAGGTGCAGAATATGCATTCGACAAAAAAGACAGAGATAATTTAGAGCCATTCGGTATCAATCCAATTGTATTCCAAAGAGGATCTGGATTAGTTATCACTGGTAATAAAACTGGTCAGCAAAACATTAAATCAGCACTTTCATCTGCTCACGTTAGAGAAGTATTGATTTACATCCAAGACGGATTAGCTGCGATTTTGAAAAACTACGTATTTGAGTTTAACACAGCTCAAACTAGATTAGAGATCAAAACGTTAGCAGATTCATTCATGGAATCAGTTAAATCTGACACTGGTGTTTACGAATACAAGAATATCATGGACTCAACTAACAACACAAACGAAGTTATCGATTCAAACATCGGTATTCTTGACACTTTTGTTGAACCAGTTAAAGGTCTAGAAATTGTTGTAAGTAGAACTACAGTATTAAATACTGGAGAAATCGCAACAGGAAACTTTTCATAAAATAAAATAAAAGCAATATACGATGGCTAATTTACCACATTATTCAAATGACCAAACGTCTAAAAAAGGAAGAAACTTCGAACCTATACAAGGTAATTTGTTTGAAGTTACTATCATCCCACCAGCTGGAATCGCTGGAGGTGAGATGTTATTACAACACGTTAACACTATTGCTGGCTTAGATACAATTCATAGAGAAATTGCAGCAGTTGAACAAAAGTTCAAATGGGCAACTAGATCTTATGCTGGTATGCCAGATGGTACTGCTCACGATGTAACAGTTAACTTCTCATTAAACTTAAATGATGCAAACCAAGCATATCTTTACAAAACTATCAAAGACTGGTACACATTAGGGTATAATACCGCTACTGGTGAAATGGGATTGAAAAAAGATTATGTAGGTACAATCATTATCACACAATTCAATAGAGTTGGTGATATTTACAGAACACTAACATACGAAGAATGTTTCATAACATCTGCGGTTGGTTTGGGTGACAACGATTACTCAGCAGCTGACGCTAAAACTTTAGAAATCGTTTGGAGATCTGACGTAGCTAAAGAAGAATTAGCATAACAAATTTTAGGAGGGTTTTCTCAGGGAAACTCTCCTTTTTTTCGTAAGATAAATATATTATGTTATTATCATATTAATATGGAAATTCAAAAACTAACAGAAAAACTACAGGTTCTTATAACCAAAGAAGAATCTGCTGGATTAAATTCGGCAATCTTAAATGATGCGATCGAAGATAATCAAAGACCTGTTTCGGTAAGTGCTTATATTAGATCTTTAATCAAAAAGGATTTATTACAAAGAGGCATGACAGAGCAGAGATCATACATAAAAGATAAAATCAATAAACTTAACAAACAATAATTATGTCAGAAGAATTAGACGACCTATTAAACCAAAAAGAAAATGAAGGTGGTGCCTTTCAAAATCCAATGATTGATCAGATTAAATCTGAAGGTCTCGGAAGTGTAGACATGGATCGTTTTGGTCCAGATCAAGCTAGAACTGCTAAAGAAATTTTAGGATGGATGGCAATGGATCTTAAAGCTTTACCATCAAGAGGTAAATACTATCCAGCTGATGCTCTTTTACAGATTAGATCTGCAAGAGTTAATGAGATTAGATACTTCTCAACAGTAGATGAATCAAACTTAATTGATGTTGAAGACAAATTAAATTACATCGTTAGTAATTGCGTTCAATTTAAATCTGGTAAAAGATTATTGTCTTCTAAAGATATTTGTGAAGAAGATCGTATCTTCGTTCTTTTATCAATCAGAGACTTAACTTTTCCTGAGCCTGAAAACAAATTGATTTTTAAATCTCGTAACAAACAAGGTGAAGAAGTTGATATTGAATTAAAATCTGAATACTTTCAAACTACTGATATTCCAGAAGAAATTGAAAACTATTATGATGAATCTCTTAGAGCTTATAAGATTAAAACAAAGTCTGCAGGCGAAGTTATAATGCGCCCTCCTTCAATCGGTATCATGACACAAGTTACTGAATATATTAAAGAAAAGGAGCAGAACAAGAAGCCTTGGGATAGAGCCTTCATGCAAGTATTTCCATACATTCAATTAGATTGGAGAGGCATGGATGAAAAACGTATTTTTGCAGCTGAAATTGAATTTAAAAGTTGGGATGAAAGAAAATACATGGTTATTTACAGATTAGCTGAAAAAATGAAAATTGGGGCAAGCGCTGAATTAGTAGCGAATATTGCGGGTGAGGAGGTCCGTGCCCAAATTGATAACTTTCCAGGTGGGATTAAAAGTCTTTTCGTTATTCAAGATCTCTCTGGAGAACTTCTTTAAGGTTAAATTTCAATTTATCAAACAGTTGCATTTGCAACCTAGCGAAATTGAAGAAATGCCTTATTATGAATATCATTACACATTAGATTTTCTAATTAAAGATATTAAAGAAGAGAATAGAAGAACACAAGAGCAAAATGATAATCAAAAGTCATCAGCTCCGAAAATGCCAAATATGCCGAAAATGCCGAAAATACCTTCGATGAAGAAGTATTAAAGTGTAATTGATATATAAGCTAGAAAAATAACAACGATTAAGTGGTATTTAAATCTCCATTTGAGAAATTCTCAGCTGAAAACTCTATAAAATTGCAAGCAAGCATCTCCAACATACAAGAAGTAGTTGGAGGTATTGCTGCGATGGGAGCTATTACAGCTGAAAAAATAGACTTGATTGCCAAAAACTCAATTTTACAAGTTGGTTGGCTAAGACAAATTCATAAAGTTTTAGTTAAAGGATCTGCTACTCCAAAAGAAAAAGCAGAAGCCTCTGTAAAAGAAAAAGGTGATTCACCTGCAACTGCATTATTTGGAAGTAAAAAAGGAAAAGGGGTTATGAGTGGTGTTAAAGAAGCCGCAGTTGCCTTAGTCTTAATTGCTGGAGCTTTGATTATTTTCATAGGTGCTATGGCACTTGCTGGTGCAATAATAAGCCCATCTATGATTCCTGCTATATTAACAATAACAATAGCAATTGCTATAGTCACTATGGCATTTGCACAAATGATAAAAATTATTGCTGAAAATAAAGTCAAAACTAATGATGTTATTTTGGCAGCTATAGCAGTTGCTATTATGGCACCTGTTATTGTCTTCACAGCCTTAATTTTCTTAATGTTACCAGATCAGTATAAAGCCCCAGATCCTATGTGGACTTTATTAGCTGGATTTAGCATATTAATATTTTCAGTTTCAGTTGCTTTGTTAATGAAAGGCGGAGGTAGAACCCTGGCCAGAAATAAGGGTATGTTATTTATGCTTCCGCTTCTTATAGTTGGAATAGCTCTTGCTATTGTTGCAGCAGCTTACATTTTCCAATTATTACCAGATACTTATAATTCACCACCATTAGAATGGTCATTTAATGTCGGTATGGCTTTATTAGCATTCTCATTCCCAGCAATGGTTTTGAGTTTAATGGGCTGGTCATTTCAACAAATAGTTATGATTCCAATATTAATGGTAGCATTAGCAGGAGCATTATTAGCTGCTGCTTTTATATTGTCTTTTGCACCATCTAAATGGATCTCTCCACCACTAGAATGGTCTCTTGGAATTGGTGTTTCATTATTGATGTTTGGTGGAGTTGCAGCCTTATTAGGCTTAATAATAAAATCCACAGGTGGTCCAGTACCATTCTTAATAGGCGCATTAGCTTTAATAGTTTTAGCAGTAGTTATACTTGCAGTAGCAGGAATTCTATCATTATTACCAGAAGGTCTATTTAAAAAAGATGGACTTTTGTATAAAATCGCTGATACGATGGAATATTTCGGTTTTAAAATGGTTAACGTCTTTGTTTATTTAGTTAAAGAATTAATGCCTTATGTTAAAGAGTTTATTACGTTTATGGCAAATTTGTTTGTTGACATCTTCCCTAAAATTGTAGATCCTTTAAATAGATTTATTGATGCATTAGCAACTTCATTTGGTAAATTACTAGACCATGTGGTGCCCCTAATTACAGCAGCTTTTGATGGTATTGCAAAAGTATTATCAGCAGCATCAGAAATTATAGTACCTATTATTAATGCAATTAAAGAAGTAATATTAGGTGTACTTGATTTTATTATTAAAGGTTTCCAAGAATTTAGAGGATTTATTAATGATTTAGCTTCAATTGGAGCTGGAAATATTTTAGCAATTGGTGGAGCCTTATTTTCTCTTGCAGGTGGATTAGCTGCTGTGATGGCTGTGATGGCTGGAGGAGCAATTGCTCAAGGTGTTGGTAAAGCCGTTGAAGGCTTAGGAAATTTAGTTGGTGGTATTGCAAGTGGAATTGGTAATTTCTTCTCAGGTGAAGAAGCACCAAAAGAGGCTAAAATGGATCCTATGCAATTTATTAGTTTTGTTGCAGCAAACGTTGGAGCATTAGAACAAGCTGCAACTTCTTTAGAAAAGATTGCAAAATCATTATCTAGTATCATGGCTTTAAAACCAACAGAAGGTATTATGAAGTTTCTAGGTGTTTTCTCAAATTATGTTAAAGTAATTTCTGGAGGAGGAATCTTTGGTGGTCCAGTTGATGCAATAGTAAAAGCAAATAACAGCTTTGTCGGCTTATTTAAAGAAATACAGAAAGTTGACGATATGAAATTAATGAAAGTTAATGACATATTAGAAAATACAGCTAATCTAATGAGATTAGACAAAGGTGATGGTATTGAAGTTGCGATGGAAGCAGTTACTAAATTTATTAAAGAAGCTGTTGACGTGGTTGCAAAAAATAGCGAAGCAGTAAATAAAGTTTCAAAAGGCACAGAAGTTTCTCAATCTGAACTTAAGCAAATGATCGAACAGATGAAATTAGCTGTTGATAAAATGGGTTCTCAAAATATTGGTGCAGATATTAAAGCAGCTTTAGCTGGAGCCACATTAGGAGTTAGAGTTACTAACACAAGTGACTTTAAATTTGGAAGATAATCTAATCTTACCTCTGGACTTAAATCCTTAATTTTATGCTAGTATGTCCCTTTAGTTTCAAATGAAACCTTATTTAGTTATGTGATATAAAAAATAAAAATTATGTCAGGTATAACTAGTCAAACATCACTTGTTGATTCTTCAACAATAGAATCATTTCACTATAATAGTGCAACTCAATTACTTTTAGTTACATTTAAGCATGGTAAGAGCTATTCTTATTCTGATGTTGACAAAGCGACATATATACTATTCATGACTGAAGCTTTTGACAGTCCGGGCAAAGCCCTAAATACTCATATCAAAAGTAAATTCGACTATATTTTATTAGATTAATTATTTTGTGACGATAGATAGTGCATGGTAATTCCATGCCGGTTCGTCTAATGGCAGGACGCACAACTCCGACTTGTGAAATAAAGGTTCGAACCCTTTACTGGTAACCATATTTTCGTGGATAAATAGTAAAAAACAAAGAACCATTTAATGGATAATAATTATTTACCAAGACTCATCTATCTTATAGAATATACAGATGGAAGCAACCCAAATTCGGGTAGAGTTTCGTTTAACAGCCCGCATGTTGATGAAATTACAAACATCAAAATACATGACTTAGATCTTAAAGATAACAAGAATGCTTATCTAAAATCTCAAACTGATATCGGTGCAAAAATCACTATTTTAAATAGTGAAAACCCAGAACGTTACATTATGTACACTGTTACTGGAATAAACTATTCTGATTTTAATTTAGACGGTACAGTAAATGGTTTAGATTTAGACGTTGATTATGCTGATAGAAATTTAGGAGAAGTAAACGGAGTAGAAATTGATGAGGCCCTAGTTTTTAGAAAGGGTATCAAAATATATTTTTCTGTTGATGCTACTGGAAATACAGCCGGAGCTAAAGGTTCTACTGGTGCTCAAGGTGCTAGTGGTTCTACCGGTGCACAAGGTAACGTTGGTTCTAAAGGAGACACAGGTGCTCAAGGTTCTACAGGATCTGGAGCTCAAGGTGCAGTAGGTGCTCAAGGTTCAACTGGTTCTAAAGGAGAAATTGGTGATCAAGGCTCAACTGGTTCTAAAGGAGAAGTTGGTGCTCAAGGTGCAACTGGAATTGGTGCTCAAGGCGCTGAAGGTGCTCAAGGCTCAATTGGTTCTAAAGGAGAAGTTGGTGCTCAAGGTGCAGATGGAATAGGTGCAATAGGTGCTCAAGGTAGTATTGGAAATACAGGTGCTCAAGGAAATACAGGTGCTCAAGGAAATGCTGGTACTAATGGTACTCAGGGTGATATTGGTTTACAAGGTGCTCAAGGTTCAATAGGTGCTCAAGGCTCAACTGGTTCTAAAGGAGAAGTTGGTGCTCAAGGCGGTATTGGAAATACAGGTGCTCAAGGTATAGATGGTATAAAAGGTGCTGAAGGTGCACAAGGTGGTATTGGAAATACAGGTGCTCAAGGATCAACTGGTTCTGTAGGTGCTCAAGGTATAGATGGAGCACAAGGTTCTAACGGAGCTCAAGGTGCTCAAGGAAATACAGGTGCTCAAGGTTTAGCTGGTTCTGATGGGTCCGACGGTGCTCAAGGTGCAAGTGGTTCAAATGGAACTGATGGAGCTCAAGGAAACACAGGAACTAATGGAGCTCAAGGTTCTAATGGAACTGATGGAGCTCAGGGTTCAATTGGTACTAAAGGTGATACTGGTTCTAAAGGTAGTGATGGAATTGATGGTGCTCAGGGTGATACTGGTTCTAAAGGAGAAGTTGGTGCTCAGGGTAGTGCTGGAACAAACGGTGCTCAAGGAGATACTGGTTTAAAAGGTGATCTAGGTGCTCAAGGTAGTGCAGGAAATAATGGTGCTCAGGGTGACACTGGTTCTAAAGGAGAAGTTGGTGCTCAAGGCATAACAGGTGCTCAAGGAACAAATGGTAATGATGGATTTGATGGTGCTAAGGGAGAAACAGGTAGTAAAGGTGAAGTTGGTGCTCAAGGAGCAGAAGGTGCTCAAGGAAATACTGGTTCTACAGGAGCTCAAGGTTCTGCTGGAACTAATGGAGCTCAGGGTAGTATAGGTTTCCAAGGTGCTGAAGGTGCTCAAGGATCTGTTGGTACTAAAGGAGAAGTTGGTGCTCAAGGTGACGCTGGTTCTACTGGTGCACAAGGTGCAGCTGGTGCTCAAGGAACGAGCGGATTGTCTGGTATTGACGGTATAGATGGTTCTCAAGGTAGTGCTGGAACAAACGGTGCTCAAGGAAATGATGGCGCTCAAGGCGCTCAAGGTGCTCAAGGAAACGATGGAGCAAAGGGTGAAATTGGTGTTACTGGTGCTCAAGGTGACTTAGGTGCTCAAGGAGCAAAAGGTGACTTAGGTACAACAGGTTCTCAAGGTGACTTAGGTGCTCAAGGAGCAAAAGGTGAAATTGGAAATACAGGTGCTCAAGGTGCAAGGGGTGATTTAGGTACAACAGGTGCAAAAGGTGAAATTGGTGTTACAGGTGCTCAAGGTGACTTAGGTGCACAAGGAGCAAAAGGTGACTTAGGTACAAAGGGTGAAATTGGTGTTACAGGTGCTCAAGGTGACTTAGGTGCTCAAGGTGCAAAGGGTGACTTAGGACCTCAGGGTAATATTGGAAATACAGGTGCTCAAGGAGCAAAAGGTGACTTAGGTACAACAGGTTCTCAAGGTGACTTAGGTGCTCAAGGAGCAAAAGGTGACTTAGGTACAACAGGTGCTCAAGGAGCAAAGGGTGACTTAGGTGTTACTGGAGCTCAAGGTGACTTAGGTGCTCAAGGTGCAAAGGGTGATTTAGGTGCTCAAGGAGCAAAAGGTGATTTAGGACCTCAAGGTAATATTGGAAATACAGGTGCTCAAGGTGACTTAGGTGCTCAAGGAGCTAAAGGTGACTTAGGAACAAAAGGTGAAATCGGTGTTACGGGTGCTCAAGGTGACTTAGGTGCTCAAGGAGCAAAAGGTGACTTAGGAACAAAAGGTGAAATCGGTGTTACGGGTGCTCAAGGTGACTTAGGTGCTCAAGGAGCAAAAGGTGACCTAGGACCTCAAGGTAATATTGGAAATACAGGTGCTCAAGGTGACTTAGGTGCAACAGGTGCTCAAGGAGCAAAAGGTGACTTAGGTGCTCAAGGTAATATTGGAAATACAGGTGCTCAAGGTGACTTAGGTGCAACAGGTGCTCAAGGAGCAAAAGGTGATCTAGGTGCTCAAGGTGACTTAGGTGCTCAAGGAGCTAAAGGTGACTTAGGTGTTACTGGAGCTCAAGGTGACTTAGGTGCTCAAGGAGCTAAAGGTGACTTAGGTGTTACTGGAGCTCAAGGAGCAAAAGGTGACTTAGGTAATACTGGTGCTCAAGGAGCAAAAGGTGACTTAGGTGCTCAGGGTGCAAAGGGTGACTTAGGTGTTACTGGAGCTCAAGGAGCAAAAGGTGACTTAGGTAATACTGGTGCTCAAGGAGCAAAAGGTGACTTAGGTGCTCAGGGTGCAAAGGGTGACTTAGGTACAAAGGGTGAAATTGGTGTTACAGGTGCCCAAGGAGCAAAAGGTGACTTAGGTGCTCAAGGTAATATTGGAAATACAGGTGCTCAAGGTGCAAAAGGTGACTTAGGTATTACTGGAGCTCAAGGTGATCTAGGACCTCAAGGTAATATTGGAACAACAGGTGCTCAAGGAGCAAAAGGTGACTTAGGTGTTACTGGAGCTCAAGGAGATTTAGGTGCTCAAGGAGCTAAAGGTGACTTAGGTGCTCAAGGTTTACAAGGTGCTCAAGGAGCTAAAGGTGACTTAGGTGCTCAAGGTTTACAAGGTGCTCAAGGAGCAAAAGGTGACTTAGGTGCAACAGGAGCTCAAGGAGCAAAAGGTGACTTAGGTGCAACAGGAGCTCAAGGAGCAAAAGGTGACTTAGGTGCAACAGGAGCTCAAGGAGCAAAAGGTGACTTAGGTGCTCAAGGTAGTTTAGGACCTCAGGGAACAATCGGAAATACAGGTGCTCAAGGAGCAAAAGGTGATTTGGGTGTTCAAGGTTTACAAGGTGCTCAAGGAGCAAAAGGTGACTTAGGTGTTACTGGAGCTCAAGGAGATTTAGGTGCTCAAGGAGCAAAAGGTGACTTAGGTGTTACTGGAGCTCAAGGAGATTTAGGTGCTCAAGGAGCAAAAGGTGACTTAGGTGCTCAAGGGGATGCTGGAGTTGATGGAATTTCAAAAGGTGCCGTATATTATTTTAATCAATCTCAAAATTCAGATGTTTCTCCATATAAAGTATTAACAACAATACCTGATGGACCACAACAAACTGTAAGTAGAACTTTAACTGGAAATCAAAGCGATGTTTTAGTAAGTGAATTTTTAACACCTGAACTTGGTTTTCCTGTAATTCCAGCTGGAACACAATTATTTCATACGCATTTCAAAAAACCAGCATCAAATGATAACATAGAAATGTATGCTACTATCGAGTTAGCAAATTCTGCTGGAATTGGATATGGAACAATTCTTTCTACTGGTGTTCAACTTATAGGATGGGTAGATAACATTGTACCAGCTCAAGTATTAACAGATATTACATTACCAACTACTGGTATTTCAACTAATGATAGAATGATTGTTAAAATCTATTTAAGTAATTTAACTTCATCATCAAAAACAGTAGTTTGGTATACAGAAGGAAATCAATATTACTCTTACGTTGAAACTACAGTTGCAGTAATTGGTAATAAAGGTGAAAAAGGTGATACTGGGGCACAAGGTGCAAAAGGTGATTTAGGACCTCAAGGTAATATTGGAAATACAGGTGCTCAAGGAGCAAAAGGTGACTTAGGTGCAACAGGAGCTCAAGGTGCAAAAGGTGATTTAGGTGCAACAGGTGCTCAAGGAGCTAAAGGTGACTTAGGTGCTCAAGGTCTTAAAGGAGAAGTTGGTGCAGTGGGTGCTCAAGGTGCAGTTGGACCACAAGGCGTTAAGGGTGCTGCCGGAGTTGACGGATTAGCAGGATCGACAGGATTACAGGGTGCTCAAGGTGCTTTAGGACCACAAGGACCTCAAGGTGCTCAAGGAGCAAAAGGTGACTTAGGTGCAACGGGTGCTCAAGGAGCAAAAGGTGACTTAGGTGCAAAAGGTGACTTAGGTGCAACGGGTGCTCAAGGAGCAAAAGGTGACTTAGGTGCAAAAGGTGACTTAGGTACAAAAGGAGATCAAGGTGCAACAGGAATTGGAATTGATGGAGCTCAAGGAGCAAAAGGTGACTTAGGTGCAACAGGAGCTCAAGGAGCAAAAGGTGATGCTGGAATTGGAACTACTGGTGCTCAAGGAGCAAAAGGTGACTTAGGTGCAACAGGTGCTCAAGGAGCAAAAGGTGATTTAGGTGCAACAGGTGCTCAAGGAGCAAAGGGTGATTTGGGTGTTCAAGGTTTACAAGGTGCTCAAGGAGCTAAAGGTGACTTAGGTGCTCAAGGTAATATTGGAAATACAGGTGCACAGGGAGCAAAAGGTGATCAGGGTACAGCTGGAATTGGAATTGATGGTGCTCAAGGTGCAAAAGGTGACTTGGGTGCAACAGGTGCACAAGGTGATACTGGAATTGGAACTACTGGTGCTCAAGGTGCTAAAGGTGAAATTGGTGTTACTGGTGCTCAAGGAGCAAAAGGTGACTTAGGACCTCAAGGTAATATTGGAAATACAGGTGCTCAAGGAGCAAAAGGTGATCTAGGACCTCAAGGAAATCTTGGAAATACAGGTGCTCAAGGAGCTAAAGGTGATTTAGGTGCAAAAGGTGATTTAGGTGCAACAGGTGCTCAAGGAGCAAAAGGTGACTTAGGACCTCAAGGAAATCTTGGAAACACAGGTGCTCAAGGAGCTAAAGGTGATTTAGGACCTCAAGGTAATATTGGAAATACAGGTGCTCAAGGAGCAAAAGGTGACTTAGGTGCTCAAGGAGCAAAAGGTGATTTAGGACCTCAAGGTAATATTGGAAATACAGGTGCTCAAGGAGCAAAAGGTGATTTAGGACCTCAAGGTAATATTGGAAATACAGGTGCTCAAGGAGCAAAAGGTGACTTAGGTGCTCAAGGAGCAAAAGGTGATTTAGGAGCAACAGGAATTGGAATTGATGGAGCTCAAGGAGCAAAAGGTGACTTAGGTGCAACAGGAGCTCAAGGAGCAAAAGGTGATGCTGGAATTGGAACTACTGGTGCTCAAGGAGCAAAAGGTGACTTAGGTGCAACAGGTGCTCAAGGAGCAAAAGGTGATTTAGGTGCAACAGGTGCTCAAGGAGCAAAAGGCGATTTAGGTGCAACAGGTGCTCAAGGAGCCAAAGGTGACTTAGGTACAAAAGGAGATCAAGGAGCAAAAGGTGACTTAGGTACAAAAGGAGATCAAGGTGCAACAGGAATTGGAATTGATGGAGCTCAAGGAGCTAAAGGTGACTTAGGTGCAACAGGTGCTCAAGGAGATAAAGGTGATACTGGAATTGGAACTACTGGAGCTCAAGGAGCTAAGGGTGAAATCGGTGTTACAGGTGCTCAAGGAGCTAAAGGCGAAATTGGTGTAAAAGGAGATCAAGGAGCAAAAGGTGACTTAGGTACAAAAGGAGATCAAGGTGCAACAGGAATTGGAATTGATGGAGCTCAAGGAGCAACAGGACCCGCGGGTTTATCTGGAGTTGACGGAGCTCAAGGTGCAACTGGAACTGGAACTACTGGACCAACTGGACCAACTGGAACACCTGGACCGACAGGTGCTCAAGGAGCAAAAGGTGACTTAGGTACAACAGGTGCTCAAGGAGCAAAAGGTGAAGTTGGTGTAAAAGGTGCTCAAGGAGCAACCGGAGCAGGAACACCAGGACCAAGTGGAACACCAGGACCTACTGGTGCTCAAGGTGATGTTGGACCCGCTGGTGCAGGTGGAGGTGTTTCAGGTTATGTTCAACTAGTATTACCAGCTGACATTTTATGGCCTGTTGATTTATTTTTACCAATGACACTTAGTACTGAATTTGATACATTAAATAGAGTAACAAATGCTGGGGTATACACTGCTATTAATATGAATGCTGGTGAAATATGGGAAGTTGAAGCGCATGTAACTTCATTTAATCATCCTTTACGTCATGTTATTTCATTAGCATGGGTTAAAGGACCTGGAACATCGAGCTATGATTTTGCGCCAATTAAAACAGCTTCAATATATGGTGCGACAGATTATCCAACTACATGTCATATTAGTGCTATAGTAAGACCAACTGACAATATGCAATTGGCATTAATAAATTTAGTTGAAAGTGGTAATTGTACAATTTTAGCAGTAGATAATTCAGCAGGTAATCCGGGTGGTACAGGATTGGATGAAGCTTGGTCTGAAAAAGGAAAAGTAACTTGGTTATATGCTCATAGAATATCTTAAAATTAAAGAGATACATATTATATGAAAATTACAAAAATAGCTTCAAAGGGTTTGGATTTAATCAAATCCTTTGAAGGTTTAAAACTAAAACCATATTTATGTTCTGCTAATGTACCAACTATCGGTTACGGCAATACATTTTATGAGAACAAAGCCAAAGTCACTTTAAAGGACTCGGCTATTACAGAACAGCGTGCAGTAGAATTACTAGCCTGGTCATTAAAGGGCTTTGAGCAGTATGTTGATTCTTATTGTGTAGATACTATTACTCAAAATCAATTTGATGCGCTGGTCAGCTTCTGTTACAATCTAGGACCTGCTAACCTAAAATCAAGTACATTGCTTAAAAAAGTTAATGCTAATCCAAACGATCCAACTATTAGAGCTGAGTTTTTAAAATGGAACAAAGCTGGAGGTAGAGCACTTACAGGTCTAACCAGACGAAGAACAGCCGAAGCTGATCTTTATTTTTCATAATCCTGAAACATAGAGATCTTTAGTGGTATAATCATTAATTGGTCTCATAGCTCAGATGGATAGAGCAACTGCCTTCTAAGCAGTAGGTCTCAGGTTCGAATCCTGATGGGATCACAACTAAATATAATATTAATATGGCTCGTCAAAATTTATTAATTATAGATAATTTCTATAATGATGCAGAACAGGTTAGAGAAATGGCCTTAAAACAAGATTTCTGTGTTAGGGGTAATTACCCAGGACAACGTACAGTTCCTATGACAAATGATTCTGTCAAACAATTGCTTGCAAATGCAGTTAGACCAATGGCTGGTGAAATTATTTATTGGCCGACAGAAGATCAAAGTTATAATGGAGCATTCCAATACACTACTCAAAGAGATCGTAGTTGGATTCATGCAGATCATACCACAACATGGGCTGCAGTTTGCTATTTAACACCAGATGCACCAATCACAGGAGGCACAGGTTTATTTAGACATAAAGAAACTGGACTTTTCTCGGCACCAAGATTGGCAAATGGTAAAATGGATGATATATGGATGAGCGATCTTTATAAAGATTCTCAAGACATGACTAAATGGGATCTTGTAGACTTTGTTGGAAACAAGTTTAATCGTTTAGTAATGTATCGTGGAGATTTATTCCACACGTCAATGGACTACTTTGGACGTGATATATATGACGGAAGATTATTCCAAACGTTCTTTTTTAGCACTGAAAGATAATAATACGGAAGATTGGCAGAGTGGTCGATCGCGACAGTCTTGAAAACTGTTGGTCCTTAACGGGGCCCGTAGGTTCGAATCCTACATCTTCCGCGTAATTTTGAAACAAAGATAATATCTACAGTATAATAAATTCAATTAACAATTAAAAACTAAAACAAACAAAGATGAAAAAAGCAATTTTCGCAATCGCAGCAGTATTGACATTAGCTATCGCAGCTTGTACAACTACTCCAACAACGGAAACTACGTCAACAACTGACAGTACTACTGTTATCGTTGATTCACTTGCAGTTGACTCAGCTACTACAGTTGATACTTTAAGCAAGTAATTATCAAGAAGGAAAAGGTCCATTAGGGCCTTTTCCTTTTATTTTTAAAGAATATTGGGTGCCCACCAATTTGAGGTCCTGAGTCAATAATGGCTTTAGAGTTGTCACAATGGCAACGAAAGGATTTTAATAAAAACCAACAGGTATCATGAATAATATAACAACAGCGTTTATTACGCGAAGCAAAAGCCGTCTTAAGATCTACGGTGAAAACGTCTACATGAAAAGTGGAGAGAATTTCGAAATAGAACTTTTTAATGGTCATACAGATAATGTAATGGCTAAAATTTGGATCAATAATAAATTGATCTCAGAAAGCGGTTTAGTTCTTAAACCAGGACAACGTTACTTTTTAGAACGTTTTATCGATTCCAACAACAAATTCAAATACGAAACCTATGCAGTAGATGGTTCTGGCGATACAAGCAGAGCTATTGCAAATAATGGTTTGGTCAAAGTTGAATTTTACAAAGAAACATGTTTTAATTCGATCTTTTCAAAACCTCCTATTTTTGGAGGTTCATGGACAACATATCCAAACTGGAATCAACCATATTACCAACAACCAATTGGCGCACCGATAGGCGTACCAAATATTTGGTGTGGTAGCTCACTAATAGGCACTGCTGTAAATTATGCAAACTCAACCGTTACAAACAATGCAAGTGCTAATTTTTCTTTTACGTCAAGTGTATCTCAAGATAGTATAGAAACTGGTAGAATTGAAAAAGGTGGAGCATCAGATCAAAGTTTTGTTTCTATAAACATGAATTTTGAATCAATTCCATTTGCAACTTCAAATTGGCACATATTGCCGCATTCGATTCAACCAATGGAAGTCTCTCAATTGAGAAACTACTGTGCTGGATGTGGAACAAGAGTTAAAAAACAGTCATGGAAATTCTGCCCATCATGTGGTGAGAGTCTAGACTAAATTCAGGTGGGCACCTAATTTTTAATATATGGCAAAGAAACAACAAGAACCATTAGAACCAGCAACAAAATTCACACGAGTTTATGTTAGTGAAGATTCAACTGCCACGTGGCATTTTGATTTAACAAAGTTTCAGAATGGCCCAATCAAGGTAGAAATAGAATACTCTAAGGAATACTTAGCAAAATTATACCCTAAGCCGGTCAAGAAGACAAGAAAAACCAGAACAAAAGTTAAGTAATTGTTCGTAACTTTTTTAAATCCGGGTGAAAATACTTTCGTCCGGATTTTTTTATGTCAAATATTTGGTGTATATTTACAGTATAATTAAAAGAAAGAAGAATATGATTTACAAAACTCTTAAAAACATCGATTTTCAAGCAGCTCAAGAGCTTTTTTATGGCAAAGAAGTTTTAACAGCTGAAGAAGCTCAATTGGTTAAAGAATTTATGCCTAAGGCAGCTGAAGCTTATTTGTTTCATAATGATTGGAACAATACTTGGTTAAACCTTAACGTTTATTCTGAGGTTGAAAAAGAAAAGCGTGACTTAGCAATAGAAATGGGATACTAATCCAATACAACCAGATTGCACCCAATTCTTTTAATCTTAGTTATTATAAGTTAACTAAGCAAAGAGACTTAAAGCGCCAGAGAGCTTCTAATGACTTCTGAAACAAAACAGCAATTTAACCATAAAATAATAAAAAGATGAGCAAAGAAATCGAAACATTTGACCAAATTTGGGATCAACACATTAAACCAATTCTTAAGAATCAAGAAGACTGGAAATCTCCAATCGACGGTTTAATACCTGAAAATCAGTATAATAAGATCAATGAAGTAGTTGAGTTTCTTACAGGAACTTCTTTAGAGATTACCAATACATTTAGCACAGAAGAATCTGAAACGCTATATGAAGTTAAATCGCCAGGATACTCAAAGGGTCCAGCATCAAATTTTTAAAACCATGGAAAATCATTTCGATAAACTAATCAAGATTGTAGAATCTTGTGAAACTCCAAATCAAATGAATGTTAGATTCATTAATTGGGCTTTTAGAGCATTAGAGCACATGAAAACTCTTTTTAATGATGAAGAGTATGATAAAAAAGTAAGAACATTAGCAAAAACAATTCAAAATAGAAGTATAGAAGTATATGCACAAACGAACAATATTAGCAGGACCGGGAGCATCGGGTAAGGACCACATGAGAAAGCTATTGGAATCTAGAGGTTTCAAATATGCTGTAAGTTACACAACAAGACCACCAAGACCAGGTGAAGTTGAAGGAGTTGACTATTACTTTATAACAAAAGAACAGTGTCAACAAATGAAAGATGATGGTTTATTTTATGAAGTGATAGACTTTAATGGTTGGTCTTATGGAACTTCACTAGAACAATTCTACAATGATGATGTCTTTATTATGACACCTTCGGGTTTAGAACACTTAAAGACTGAAGATCGTGAGACCTCATTGGTTATGTTCTTTGACATTGAAGAATCAATAAGAAAGGAACGATTAGCAGCCAGAGTAATGCCAGGACATTCAGTCGAAGCCAGATTACAAGCCGACAGAGATTTATTTGCCGGATTTACAAACTATGACGTTAGGATTTCTGATCCTAACTTTTAAAAAGAAACTTTCAAGTCGAAGGATATATAAAAAACATAATTTCTTAAAATTTTAAAAAATGAAAAAAATCGAAGATTTAAAATCACAACTAGCTGAATTAGAGGTAAAAGCT